CCGATGATAAACAATCGGTGTAGGGAATACGTCCTGAATTAATTCCACCGCAATTGGCAGAAATGTCGCGTCAATATCCATTTATTAACCTCCCTTTTTAACCATTGTAGGAGCCCGGTCCATAAGGCCCCTTCAGGATTCGCTGTAGCTCATCGACACTGATTTGCCATTTCTTGGCTAAACCGCTGATATCACCATCCCACCAGAACGAACTAGCGCAAATCATGTACTCGCGTTCAGTTTGAGCCGGGTACGGGTTGGGACTTGGAATGGTCATTTCTTCTTCTTACGGGTTTTAGGCTTAGTCCCAGACTTGGGTTTGGGCTTCGTTCCATATTTTGACGCCCACTTTTTGGCAATCTCCGGTTCGTTTGCGAACAAGTAGGCGCGTTGCTTCTCGGATTTAAAAGGCATCAGGATCTAACCCGGTTAATGATTCCACTTTGACCGTAATTCCCATCCAGCCAGCAGGACAACACGTCAACAAGCCAAGGGAACTTTTGCAACACAATCGGAGCACTAACGCCGATCTTGGTGCCTACATCAGACGGGGCAAAATAAGTCTGCTCTAAATCGCCAAGCTTCTGCTTTTGAACCGCGCCACGCTGTGGTGTCGGCGTAGGAACGCCAGGAATGATGGCGTTCGGATCGTTGAACAGATTTAACGCCAGATAAGCAGTTGCTTGTTCTACCTGACGTGGAATCGAGCCACAGGTTGCTTGGATGCCCTTGCACATGTAACCGCTCCGTGGCCACTGCAACGCCTGCTGAAGGCTTGCATCATCAGTAGATGGCGAACAACGCACACCAGAGAAACGCAACGCTTCTAAGGCGTTTGTGGCAGCCATTAGTGACTTTTCCTTTTGCTGCTCCGTTAATGCCGTCCATGCAGCATCATTTAGCGTGTTAGCCCAAATCGCGTCTGCCGTAGCAATCGAGATATAAGACGTGGCATCACTGCCACCGAGGACAGAGTTGAAGGTCATACCGGAACGCTAAAAGCAAGAACCCAGCCTTCTTCAACTCGACGCTTGTGCTCTTTTCTCGCTTCATCCTGTGGAAGATGAATGACTTTAAGGACTCCGTTTTTATAGAAGTCCATTCGCACAAGCCCGACCATCAGACAAGACCAGTTGCGCCATTCTATTGCCACTACTGAACGACAACAAAAAAAGAGGGGCATTAGCCCCTCTAAACCTCCAACGCCCGTCAGCACTCTCGGACTGACAGTTAAACAGTACCGCCGAATGGGGAGTTAGTCACCAATTCAACGACACCACAAAGCTGAGGCACGGAATAGGCCAAGCTCCAGTTAGTAGGCTCTGCCAATTGAGCATTAGTTGGCCCATCGTAAGAGCCAGCCCAGGAGACACCAGGAAGATGCATCACGTTGTTATAAGTAACAGCCATGATATCTTGTAACGAAAGTATATTTCTTTCGCTCTCAATTTGCATCGCAAACTGTTGTCCAGTCCTGATCGCGCCGTCGTTAAACAGGTACGAAACAAACTGCTGAGCTTGACCAGCAGTGCCACGAACAGGCATCTGAGAGTCAACAACAACACGAAGGCCAGCAAACCAGCCGATTTGGGTGTTAGTAACACCTACGCCACCGCCACCCCACTGGATATTTCCACCAGATACGAGTGAATCGGTTGAGAAGGTCAGCATTCCGATCTGCTCGAGATATGCAGCGCACAGAGGGTGCATTGCAATCGCATTCAGATCATTGGCACGCTCCGAAAGCAGATACTTGGCTGCAACAACATTCTGTGCAGTCAGGTAATTAGCTTCAGTCAATGCACCGGCATCAGTGCCAGATACATCGAGGCTGTTTGTAGCAGCCAGAGGGCCAGCAGGACCGACAATACCCTGAAGCATGTAAAGGAGCTTCTGCTCCATCTTCCGTGCCATGTCCGTAGACAATTGGCTGCGGATTGCATTCAGCGCATCTTCACCAGTTTGGACCTGTGAAAGATCGTCCATGGCGAACGCAGCGCCACGGTTGGTGATCGTTGCGTACTGAGTGGACGCTGTGGTCTTCTGGGTGGTATAGAAACCAGCGCCATTAGTTCCCCAGTCGTTGCTGGAGGCAACTGTCTCCTCTGTGTAATCCAGAGGATCAAAGAAAGGAACCTCAATGCGGGTTCCAATCGTGTTGCTCAAACGACCTTCAGGAGTCAGGATTCCTGATTGCACAAAAGCAGACTTCTGAAAAATCTCCTCAATCAGATATTTCTGAAAGGGTGCAGAAGTCGCCAGCCTTGTCAGCGACCCAATGTCACTGGTAAAAACCGATTGGTTTGGACTGGTTCCGGCGTTGCCTTGAAAGACGCCCATTTGTCAAAAAAAGGTAAGGGTTGAACAGGACGGCCACGGGCCTATCTTTTGCCAGCCTCAGCCTTAAAACGAGCCGCCAAAGCTTGTTCCTCTGGCGTACCCGATTCAAGTGCTACTGCTGCTGCAAAATTCCCAGTCAAATAGGGATTAGGAATCCCATCAGTTGACGTGGGTTGTGAACCAACTGCTCCACTTCCTTTTGCACCGGATGCTTGGAATTGATACGCCCAGGCACTGCCCGGAGCTTTTAACCCTTCGACAAACTGATCTAGTGGTCGCTCGACGCCCCCATCAAGCCCCACAACAGATCCGTCATCACGAAGGACTAAATCATTTTTCCTTGCTTCATAAAGGTGCATCCCGTTAATTGCGCCGCCTTGATTGAAGGCGCTAAGGGCTGCACTTTTAATCCGTTCTGATCGAACTTGCTCGTCACGAGTTTTTAGCTCTGTTTCCAGGCCGCTAACTCGTTTCTGCAATTCGTCATAGCTATTCAGCCGCGCTAGCTGATCGGGGTCCAAAGCTTGGGAGCTACCCGGCTTGGGAACACTGTTCAGCTGTTGCTCAACTGCTGCTGCACGTTCTTCAGCTAATCGCCTTGCCTCTCGATATTTTGATTGTTCAGATGTGAGCGTTTGGATGTGTGCTCTCATCCGTTCAATTTCAGCGTCTCGAGGATCAGAAGGCGGTACAGCCACAGGCTGTTGAGTGTTATCGCCCACAGGACTCAACTCGTTAACTTCAGACATTCAGGGAAGTAGACAATGGAAGATCCACAGGATCTACTCAATAATATAACCACTATGGAATAGAAATTAATTTGGCAATTTCAAGTCCTTCAATGGACGGAATCTCACCTTCGCCGGGTTGATGTCCTTCAATGCGCCAGTCGTGCCAGGCATATTGATGATTGTTTTTTGCATCGCCTGTTGAGGTGTCTTCCCAGCCCCCATCCATGCGCGAAAATCAGCAGCTCGTTTTGCGCCACCTTTCCCACCACCAAAGAACGCAGCCTGCGTCTCGTTATTTGATTGCTGCAAATAATCCCCATACGTCACTCGGCGTTGCCCTGGTGCTGCCTCAAACTCCTCTGCCTTGCGGTTTAAACGCTTGCCTTTGACTTTGACCTTGCTTGCGTAATATCCCGAACCCAACGCCTTGGCGCGTTCCTCGCCCTTCAGCTTGTTAATGGGCTTGCCGTTATAGGTAAACGGCTTCTCACTTACCTCGATTCCGAAACGTATATCCTCCCGCTCGTCTTTATTGATCAATACCACTTGGCAACGACAATTGAAGTGGACAGGCCATAACGGAAGATCAGACCGCTTGTCTCTTATCTTCCCATCCATCGGCGCACAGACGGGACAGACACGCGGGTCTAACGCTGAAACCCACTCGTACCCCCATTCCTTCCCTTTGATCTCATTCGCTTCCCATACCTGCTCATGCACCTGCCGGTTCATGTCCTGGATACCAGTGCGGGCAATAGCTTTCGCCCAGGCGTTTACCTCATGCGCAATTGTTCCTTTCTCATTGATCCTCAGCCTGCGCCTGCCTGGGGCTGGAACTTCTCTAGCGATCTGATTGGCAATCTCTTGCGTGGGCGTGCCGTTCATAATCCCGGTTGCCACCTTCTGATTGATGACACGCAAATTTGATCGCGTAAAAGGAGGCGTGGTCTGCGGGTCAGTGTCAGGGCCGTACCCAAACAAACGGGTCAAACTGGTGCCTTTCACCACCTCGGCTTCTAATGCCATCCGCGTAAATTCAGACAACGGAGCACCTAAAACCCCTACTGCCGCTGCCGGAGCTATTGCACCAACCGCCCGTAGCTGATTTAATGCCCCTAGCTCAAGTCCAGGTCCAGCGGACACCATCTTCTCTATTACCGCTTGAGCTAACGCATCGTTAAACGGCTTGATCGCCTCTTCCACCAACGGCAGGTAACGGCGTCTCCATTCCACATCCCTTAAAAGGCTTTCATCAGGTAACTGGCCCACGATCCGCCTTACCTCTGCCATTGCTTGCACAAAGGCTGGACTAACCTCTTCCATGATTTCGGCAGTCCACTTTTCTGCCTGGAAAGC